CTACCCCTTGGGATTGTCCAGATCCCTGTACATCTGTTCGAGTTCGGCTTCAAACCACTGCACGGTCTGCACCGTTTCTTTGGCTTTGCGCTGCTTCTGCGGCAGAGCACATAGCTGCTTCAGCTTCTTTATCAGGTTCATCATGCTAATTCTCTAGCTGGCCGGAGTTGGCCAGTACCAGTCTATGGGCCTCTTTCGGGGTCGATTGGCTGGGGTTTCCCAAAAATCAGAACAGCCCAGCCGGTTCGGCCTGGATGTCCCAGCTGAAGATCAGCACCTCCTTCGCATCACTCCCCTTGCCACCACCCACCGTGTACTTGATGTCGGTCGTCTCGATGTGGAAGTCGGCGAAGCATTCGCGGATGGCTGGGTGGTCGTTGAGGCTGATGATCGCCTTGCCCTTGATCACCTTCAGCAGCCTGGCCATCTCCAGGTACTGCTCGAACTCGAACGGCACGCCATAGCCTTCGGTCTCCCAGTACGGCGGGTCACAGTAGAACAGCGTGTGCTCGCGGTCGTACTTCTTCATTACCTCCTGCCAACTCAGGTGCTCGATGTAGGTGTTGCTGAGCCGCAGGTGAGCTGCTGACAGCGCCTCCTCGATCCGCAGCAGGTTAAGCCCAGGTGGCTGGGTAGTGGCTGTGCCGTAGCTCTGGCCATCGACGCGGCCACCGAAGGCAGACTGCTGCAGGTAATAGAAGCGTGCGGCGCGCTGGATGTCGGTGAGGGTTTCGACCCTGGTCATCTGCAACCACTTGAACACCTGGCGGCTGCCGAGCGCCCACTTGAACTGCCTGACGAACTCTTCCAGGTGGTTCTGCACCACCCGGTAGAGGTTGATCAGGTCGCCGTTTACGTCGTTGAGCACTTCGACCTCGGCCGGTACCGGACGGAGGAAGAACAGCGCTGCACCGCCCGCAAACGGTTCGACGTAGCAGCTGTGCTGAGGGAACAAGGGGAATATCCGGTCTGCAAGGCGGCGCTTGCCACCTATCCAGGGGATGATCGGTTGTGCGGACATGGTGCCTCCTGATGGCTGGTTGCGCTCGATGGCGGTAACAGGAGGCTCTCGGCCTTCAGGTGATTGAGTGTCCGGCAACGCGGGCACTTGATCTGTAACTCGGTGAAGCCACTGGCAGTTGCCAGCTTGCGGCCACACTGGCCACAACGGATATCTTTCATCATCTGCAAACCTTTTGCGCTTCTGGTAGGCTCCCCGCCGCTCACGCGTGAGCAGGGGGCCTTGGCTGGCTTGCAGGCCTGATCTGCAGGTTGGCGGTCAGCTTGGGTGTTACCGCACCCAGGCTGACAGCCCTCTCTTATCCTTCTATTAGGCAGAGCCCTCGCTCGGGTGACAGCATCCAGATGTGCTGAGGGGTGATGCGGCGCAGCGCCTCCGGGCGGAACCATGGCTCGCCCGCCTGATCGGCCGCCCAGGCCAGCAACTCCGAGCAGAACCACGAATCTTCTTCCTGCCAATCACGGTGCAGGCCGAGGCCGGCAATGGCCGTCCAGTCGTAGGGTTTGCCGACCTGGCTGCGCGCTGCGTCGATGATGGCCAGCGGGTTACGGGCTGGCAGGTCAACCAGGCTGTACGCCGAGGCACGCTCAATGGCGTAGGCCTTGGAGACCTGACGCACGCCCTCCAAAGCAACGGCCTCTATCACATGGTGCCCGGCAACCAGGGCAACATGGCTCCAGCGTGACCAGGTGGCGGCGCGGATCAGCCCGCTGAATGGGTAGTGAGTGGTGCTGAAAAGCAGCTGGATGCTTCCCATGGCTAAACCCCTGCGTTGTTGCCGATGCCGGCGACGGCGGCTTGGATGCTGGCAATGGTTTCATCCGCGATGTCCTGCGCCTGCTCGACGTTGCCAGCGGTCATGGCATTGCGGATCAGCTCTTTGGCGTTGAGGCGCATGGTGCGCAGTTGCACCAGGGCGGCGTTGTAGTGAGCAGCCTCCTGCAGGATGCCGTCTGCTGCTTGCCGTGCGGTACGGCCGTTGATGGCCCAGGCGGCGACCATGGGCGGTACGGCTCCCTGATAGTTAGCAGTGGCGAAGGTCTGCGCCTCGCTGGCCGCACGGTCGTACTCCACGGCGCGCAGCGGGTCTCCTGCCACTGCGCGACGGGCGGCGTCAGCGGCGGCGTCGATGGCAGAGCAGAGTTGCTCAGCCGATGGCTGGGTGTTTAATTCTTCGAGCACTGGATAGCCATTCGCATCACCGACAACTGGATGGCCAAGTAGCGATAGGTAGTCCGAATGGGGGACTTCTACACTATGACAGTCATTGGGCACGCTGGCTTTGGTGGGATACCAGCCACGGGTTGCAGCGCAGAACAATACGGTATGGGCGGGCATGGTCAGTTACCTATGGAAATAATGAATGCAGACAGAAATCCGCCGGTTTCGCTACCGCTCGCGGCATCCCATACCAGAGTGAAGGTGCTAAGGCTGGTCGGATCGGCATACATGGACATGTTGCCACTCATGTAGACCGCGCGAACCATGCCTGGCACCAGCCCAAAATGGTTGTTCGGGTAAGCGTACGGGAGGCTAAAGACGACCTGGCCACCGTTTGCGCCTGGCAACGATGTTGGCGATGTGAACTTGCCCCACTGAATGATCCAGCCGCCCAACCATGACGGAAACGCTACATAGCCAACCAGGCCTATTAGGTAGGAGACCCCCCAGCGCAGTTTCTTCGGCGTGACGGCTACGTCGTCGAGGGCACCCGCATTCACCTCGGCCTGGGTGCCAACGCGCAGAACACCACGCAGCACCTCGGTAGCCAACGCAGCTGCCGAACGAATGGCTTGGAATACGCGCAGCGGGCTAATCCACTTCCCAAGTGCGGTTCCAGCCTCTGCCTCTGCCTGCGATGCCTCAGCATTTGCAGAAACAGCATCAGTGATTCCGTAGCCTGCTAGGGTGGATGGGTTGCTGCCGCCAGTTACTCGGCCACGCTTGTCGACAGTGACACTGCGGTAGGTGCCAGCACTCACGCCCGAGGGGCCAGCTGCGATCTCGAAGACCAGCGCGGTAGTGCCGAGGGTAATAGGCGCGTCGGTAACCAACTGCCAGATACTGTCGGCGTTGGTAGTGCCCTGCTCGATGGCAACGAGGAGGCCTGGAGTTACTTCGATACTGGCATCGGCATCAGCAGCGCGAGCCCAAGCGGCGGCCGCCACGATATAGATTCCGTTGGTCTTGGCATCGGCCTGATCCTTAACCAAGACGCGGTCGCCAGCCCCAAGGAGCACGCCATCAACAGTGAGCAGGCCGGAAAGCGCACCCAGGTTTGCAGTGGTGGCTACCTTTACGCTGTTCTTCGCATCGCGCTTGCCCAACTCTGCCTGCAACTGCTCCAGGACGAACGCACGGGTGGCCATCACAATCGAGTTGTCGATCAACAGGGTGACGCTGGTGGCGTTGCTGGTCTGGAAGATGGCGCGCACATAGAACTGCTTGCCAGAGCCCTGCGCCAATACGGGCTTGACGCTGTCTGGGTACTTACCGATGGCATAAAGGAGGCCGGTGTCGGTGTAGATGCCGACCTCGCGGATCGTCCAGCCGCCCACATCATCTGCAATCATGGCTTCGGCCAGCAGCCAGCTCGGGTTGGCTTCGTCCTGGAGCAGCGAGTTGATCGGCTGGCGGTGGGTCTCACGACGCAGCGCCGCTGCCTCGGGGCCGGGGTTGTAGGCCGCACCGTTGCCATCCCCTACCGCGAAGTGGGTCAGTTTGATCGGCACCTGGTTGGCCTTACACGCCGCCTCATAGGCCAAGCCGGCGTTGGTAAGGATGCAGTAGTAGTCCTGAGCCATCATGCCTCCAATGGATAAATGGTTGTGATCTCAATGGTCGCCAGGCCGGCACCGATAAACATGGGGCTGGCCTGCTCGACGCCATCGAGCTGTAGTGGGTAGATGGTTGTGATCTCGCCGCCTATGAGGGCGGCAGCAATGACTGGAACCTGGGAGCGGTTGGTCAGTGCGACGGTGAGCGCGTCCAGCCGGGAGCGCTTGTTCTTGTACTCACGGATCAGGTCGACCAGGGCGTCGTAGGTAGCCTCATCAATGCCTCGGTCGGTCAGCTCAATGTCGACGCGGAAGCGATACGGCGAGCCGCCGTACTCGTACCACTCCGACACCCGCCCGCTGAGGTTGAGCGTGACCAGCACCTGCTCGATGGCCCAGGGCGTGCCCTTGTAGCGGTGCAGCTCGATGGCACGCTTGATCAGCTCGCGCTGCTCCTGGTCGTCGCGGGCATAGCGCCAGCCCTCCAGGCCCATGACGTGGAACTGGTCAGCCAAGTGCGGCAGTACTTGCGGCGGCACCACGTCGACCAGGTAAACCAACATGGGCGAGAGATCGAGGCTGTCGAACTCCTCCTGGAGCAGTTCGCACAGGATGGCGAAGCGCTCATCACCGGCCAATACCGGTGGCAGTTGGTCAGCCATGGGCGACACCGATCACGTTCAGCTCGATGGCGGTGCAGTTGGCCCATTCGTGGCTGGCCACGTCGCGGAAGGCAGGCTCGGTCAGCTGCAGGCGGTACACCCCGGCAACCTGCACCTCGCGGATGATCTGCTCGGGCACGATGTCTCGGCCCAGGCCGGCGCGGCGCTCTGCTGCATAGGCGGTTGCAGCCTTCAAGGCCAGGGCGTGCACGCTGTCTGCATCGGTATTCTGGTACAGGGTCAGGTTGCCCCGGATGGCATAACCCACCTCGGGCGAGAGCTTGGTCAGCACCTTGTCCGTCAGGGGGCGTTTCTTGCGAGCGCTGACATTGGCTTGCACCAGTGACAACAACTCGGGGCTGGGCAGGCCCGTCTTGGTCAGCGGGTAGATCCACACCTCGCCATCCGGCACGGTTGGGTCATCCTCGCCACCGCGCACTGCCACTTCGATGATTGACTGGCTCGCCGCGCGGGCGTGGTAGATGTACGCGCCTTCGGGCCCGGCCGTGCTGAATGACTCTGGCGCGAGGATGATGCGCTCGATGTAGGGCTCATCCTCTTCATCGTCGATGCCGTCTGCCGGCACGGACTCGTTGCTGGTGGTCATGCCGGCTGCAGGTGGCTGACCCAGCACAGCGATCTGGCCGATGGCCCAACCGTTGGCGCTGGTACCTGGCGTCTCGCAGGCCACGGTGGTGCGTACCTCGGTCGCGCCGGCTGCCAGGGTCACGGCCTCCTCGGTGACAAAGGCAATGCGCCCATCCTGACTGGTGACCCGCGTGCCGGCACTGATCAGCACCGCCTGCAGCGCAGGGGCTGGCAGCCGGAACACCTGAGTGCAGCGCGCCGGCTGGGCGAGCAAGCGCGGCGTGTCTACCAGTTCGCCCAGGTAGTCGAGGATCGGCCCACCGGAGAAACGCACCAGCATGCGCTCACCAGCTTGCTGGATGGCCATCAGGGCAAGCGTCTTGGCGTAGGCCACCTGGTCGATGAACAGCCGCTCGACTTGCGCCGGGTACAGCGTCTTGCCGGTTTTCTGCTCATAGCGGGCAACCAGGGCCGCTTCGATAGCGGCCGGGTCGATCTTGACGAACTCAGGCGGCGGCAGCGCGCGCATAGGGCACCTCGGTTTGCTGGATAACCCCATCAGCCACCTTCCACTGCACCCGCAGGGTGATGCGCTCGCCCTCGATCTCGACCAGTACCTGAACCACCGTGACGCGCGGCTCCCAACGGCGAATGGCGTCCACAGCCTCGCGCACCAGATGTGGCACAACGCGGTTGGTGGGCCAGTCGATATACAGGTTGATGTCGCTGCCGAACTCGGGGCGGTGCGGGTCGCTGCCACGCGGCGTGGTCAGGATGATGCGGATGGCCTGGTCGATATCACGCAGGCCCTCGACCACTTCACCGGGCGTACCGAGTGCCGGCTGCCAGTGGGCGGAGGTGATGCTGGTATAGGGGATGGGCGTGGTCATGCGCCCATGGTGGGCAATCCTGCCTGCTCGTCCTTTTAATCGGGTTTAAAGAGTTGCAATATCTCAGTCCGTCTAAAGCCAAAGGAAGGTTCCATGTCAGACTTCATATACATCGACAACTCTAATCTCTATCTCGAAGGCCGCAGGGTGAGTGCAGTTCAGCAAGGCCTTGCCAAAAATATCGGCGAGGCAATGCACGATGGAATATTGGATCAGGGATACACCATCAGCTTTGGCAAACCTCATAAGTTCTTGACTGACAACGACCCATCAAAAACCAAGCGTGCGGCCCTATTCGGCTCACGCCCCCACCCAACGATGGTATTTGGAAAATTGCTGAAGCAGCAGGATTCGTCTTGCATCTAGAAGATCGCAACGTTGCCAATAAAGAGAAAAAAGTCGATACCGGAATCGTCACCTTAATGCTCGTCGATGCCCTATCGGATGGCGTACCTGGTGAAGATACTGTGGTTCTAGTTGCAGGCGATGGCGACTTTGTACCAGCCGTAAAGGCTCTGAAATCTAAGGGTTTCACAGTAGAGGTGGTGTTCTGGGATCACGCTTCCAGAGAGCTAAAGCTTGAAGCCTCAAAGTTCATCTCGCTGAATCCATACCTGGAAAACCTTCGCTACTGATTCTGTCAGTGGCTGTGGTGATTCGAGTTCCCGCCCTGATCCAGCACCTTGCCCTGGGTCTGGATATCACCAACAGCCTGCAGGCCGGCTGCCAGGGTGACATCTCCAGTGATCGCGACCGGCCCGGCAACCTGCAGGCTGCCGGTCATGATGGTTTCCGGGGTATCCAGGGTCACCCTGGGCGCTACCACCAGCACCGGCTGACCGGCCTGAACGGTCACTGTCTTGGCAGTCTTCACCAGTGCGCTGCCGACGCAGTCCACTACCAGGGCGTGGGTCGCCCGGTCATAGGTGAGGATCGTGCCGTCACTGAAGCGCAGGTAGTGGGTGTCCTTGTCCGTCACGGGGGGCGGCTCTTGGTGGCCTTGGTGTGCCGCTGCGGCACCTTTAACCACCAGGTCTCCAGCCCATCGAACTCTTCCAGGCTTACCTTCACCCGGCAGCTGAGATAGTCCACCGAGCTGACCAAGCCAAACTGCAAGCCATCCAGTTCTTCACGCCTCATGCGGTTGCCTCGTTGCTGGCCTGGGTGGGCTCACCGGCCAGGGCACGCATTAGCGGTACCGGCGCAGGCGTAACCCGACGGATCTCGATATCGGCCGTGGTGCCGCTGCTGCGGCGCTTGCTGTGGCGGGCTTGGTTGATCAGGTAGTCACCGGCCATGCGGCCCCAGCTGGCGTCCAGGGTCACCACTGCACCGGCCACCAGGCGGCGGTCGGCTGGCAGGGTCAGGCTGCCGCCGGCACGCTCGTCATTGGCCTCACCGAGGGCTGCATCGGCCTGGGCTTGGGCGCTTTCTGCGTCTGGTGCACGCTGGTTGATGCGCAGCTCGTCGGCGCTGGTCTCCATGCCCACCTGGCTATCCGGTGCGCGGGTGTCCTGCGCCTGGCTGCTGATGGTCTTCTGGGTGTCCGGGTCGTGGTGGGTGTTCTTGGCCGTGCGGAACACGTCCTTGATCTTGTCCTTGAGGTCGTAGCGGCTGCATTCCTTGCGGCTGATCGTGCGCACTGGCGCGCCATCGCGCAGACCAGCCATTGCAGTGAAGATCAGCTTGTTCTCACGCAGCTTGACTGCGTAGCCGTACTGGCGGCCCACGCGGGTGATAAAGGCCAGGTCGCGTTCCTGGAACTGGGTGATACGGTCGATCTGCAGGGGCTTGATCTCGCCCACCAGCTCGAACTTGTTGCGCTTGGCCACCTGGGTGGCGATCTCGGCCAGCGTGGTGTTCTCGTAGGCATAGCCCTTGCGGGTGCGCACGCCCTTGCTGACACCTGCAGACAGCCCGCGTATGACCACCACTGAGGGCGGGCCGCTGGTGTTGATCTCGTCCACCTCAAAGCTGCCGCAGTTCAGCGGTGCCTGCCCTGGGTAGGTCATGCTCAGTGTCAGGGCGTCACCCTTGATCGGGTACCAGGTGGTGAGCCATTTGCCGTCCACGTCCTCCAGCTCGATGCTGATCTCGTCGGACTGGCCGCTGAGGTAGTCCGTCCAGGTCACGCCCAACACATAGGGCGCGAGGTCAGCCGTGAGGTCGCGGCCCTGGTAGCCAATGCGCCAGACGGTTGGTTCGGCCGTGTCGCGGCCAGGAATCTCGTTCACTTGAACCACGGCGGCAGATCCTCGCTGCTGGGTAGGGCATCGAGCACCGGAATGCGCAGGGTCAGCCCGGCCGGTAGTGCGCGGGTCATGGGCACCTGCAGGTTGGCGCGGACAATCGGTTCGTAGCGCATTGCATCGCCGTAGTAGGTGAAGGCCAGCTGATCCCAGCGCTCCCCCTCAACGGTGGTGTGGGTTAGGTATTCGGCTGCCATGTCATGCCCTCCGGCTGATCACATCGACGGCCAGGCCTGCCAGGCGGGTTGATGCACCGCTCAGTCGGCCCTGGGCCAACTCGATGCGGTTGGTTGCGTAGTCCACCTGGCTAATGATGGCCTCCGGGCGGATTGGGTTGAGCGCGCCCTGGGCGAGTTGCACCTCGCTGGTCACCGACAGGCCCAGTTGCACCAGGTCGGCTCCGTCCTCCATCAGTCCGGCAGCCAGCTGGAACTCCTGCAGGGGCTGCAGCGCTTGCCCGGTTAGGGATGGTCTGAAGTAGCCCTGTATTTCCGGTCAACTTCAGCCTCCGCTGATTTTGAAAGCGGAAAACTGATCAAAAACGATCAAGTCATCCGCTCATTTCGGTGTTTCTGGCCGCCGCGAGCACCTCGCAGCGGTCATTTCCCACATTACAGGCGCACCTCTCCTGCATTCGTCAGCAAATGTCGACGGGCCATCCACAGGTTCGACAGGGCGAACAGCGTTACCAGTTGTGCGGTGTTTTTGGCCAGGCCACGGAAACGCGTCTTCACATAACCGAACTGACGCTTGATCACCCGGAACGGGTGCTCGACCTTGGCGCGAACTTGCGCCTTGGCCTTCTCGATCTTGCGCTTGGCTTTGTACAGCGCGCTGCGCTTACTCAACGTGTTGTACGTACTGCGGCGGGCTGCGATCTGCCAGATCACTTCACGGCCTTCATGTTCTGGCCGCTTCTCTACGCCGGTGTAACCCGCGTCGGCACCCACCATGTTTTCTTTGCCGTGTAGCAGCTTGTCGACCTGAGTAACGTCTGCAACATTGGCTGCCGTGCCGACCACGCTATGCACTAAACCCGACTCGTCATCGACGCCGATGTGCGCCTTCATGCCGAAGTAATACTGGTTTCCCTTCTTGGTCTGGTGCATTTCCGGGTCACGCTTACCGTCCTTGTTCTTGGTCGAACTCGGCGCATTGATCAGCGTGGCATCGACGATGGTGCCTTGGCGCAATGACAAACCGCGGTCACCCAAATAGCCATTGATGACGGCCAAGATGCCCGCAGCCAGTTCGTGTTTCTCCAGCAATCGGCGGAAGTTGAGGATGGTGGTTTCGTCGGGAATGCGCTCCAGGCTCAGACCCGCAAACTGGCGCAGGATGGTGGTCTCGTACAGAGCCTCCTCCATCGCCGGGTCGCTGTAGCCGAACCAGTTCTGCATCAAATGAACCCGTAACATCGCCATCAGCGGATAGGCTGGACGTCCGCCTTCACCCTTGGGGTAATGCGGTTCGATCAAGGCAATCAAACCCTTCCACGGCACAACCTGATCCATCTCGATCAGGAACAGCTCTTTGCGGGTTTGCTTGCGCTTGCCGGCGTACTCGGCGTCGGCGAAGGTCATCTGCTTCATCGGAAAACTCGGCGGGTGGAGTTCAGGTATTTTGCCAAATTCAGGAAGTCTTCTTCAGGGTTTCCTTAGGCTGAGCAGACGTGGCGCCTGGGCCAGCACAGCGGCCGGGTTGTCGCGCAGGGTCTTCACAAAATTGAAGGCATCCACCCCGGCACGCAGGTAGTTGCCAGCAACCTTGGCCATGCCCAGGGCCTTTTGTGTGGGGGTCACCAGCGCAGGCGCTGCACCGCCCACGCGGGCCATCGGGTTGGCGGCCAGGTTGGACACCAACGCCCTCGGCCGTGGTAGCGGCTTGGTGTATTTACCGGAGTACTCCAGCAGGTTGAGGCTCACCGTGGCCGAGACCAACCGGCCCTGAGGATCTGTCTTGCGGGTGGTGACCGACACCTCGGTGAGCAGGTAGATCCCGCGATAGTCACCCGAGCCCAGTACATAGGGCAGCGGCTCGTGGGCGCTCTTTGCCTCCTTCAGGCGACGGATCTGCAGCTCGGGGTCGACCAGCATTGAGTGCAGGGTCAGCTCCAGGGTCAGCTCGTCGAGGCTGTCGCCTACCCACTCCAAGCGCGGCTTACCCTGGATCAACGCATGCTGGGCGTAGTCCGCGGCTGAGCGCTCATCCTGCCGGCCGGGGTGATACTTCACCTCGAACTCGATATCGCCGAGTACTGCCCACATCAGAAGGCCCTCCGCTGCTGATCGGCGATGACTTCACGCATCAATTTCTCCAGGTCATTACGCGATAGCTGCAGGGCCTGCTGGACAGCCTCCTGAGTACCAGGGCCGCCGCCCTGGACGGTGATCTTCGGGGCGTAGTGGATGGTGATACCCCCGCCAGCAAGCGCTGTTGGGCCTGCGCTTCGCGCCAGGTTGGCCACACGGCTTGCAATTGCAGCTGGCCCCTCGGCTGCAGCCAGTTGCGGGGTGGCAAGGCTGACTGCAGTCGCGGCTGCCATTCCCAAGGCGGCACGCTTGACCAGCCCCTGCTTGGCGGTGATACCAATCGCAGCACCTTCCGAGACGTTGGCTCCGGCAGCCATGAAGACGCGGCTGGGGCTCTGGATGCCTAGGGATGGTCTGAAGTAGCCCTGTATTTCCGGTCAACTTCAGCCTCCGCTGATTTTGAAAGCGGAAAACTGATCAAAAACGATCAAGTCATCCGCTCATTTCGGTGTTTCTGGCCGCCGCGAGCACCTCGCAGCGGTCATTTCCCACATTACAGGCGCACCTCTCCTGCATTCGTCAGCAAATGTCGACGGGCCATCCACAGGTTCGACAGGGCGAACAGCGTTACCAGTTGTGCGGTGTTTTTGGCCAGGCCACGGAAGCGCGTCTTCACATAACCGAACTGGCGCTTGATCACGCGAAACGGATGCTCGACCTTGGCGCGCACTTGGGCTTTGGCCTTCTCGATCTTGCGCTTGGCTTTGTATAACCCGCTGCGCTTATCGAGCTTCCTGTAGGTGCTGCGGCGTGCCGCCACCTGCCAGATTACCTTCCGACCTTCATGCTCCGGACGCTTTTCGACACCGGTGTAACCTGCGTCAGTACACACCACGTTTTCGTCGCCGTGCAGCAGTTTGTCTACCTGGGTGACATCCGCCACGTTGGCTGCCGTGCCTACTACGCTGTGCACCAGACCCGACTCGTCATCCACGCCGATGTGCGCCTTCATGCCGAAGTAGTACTGGTTGCCCTTCTTTGTTTGGTGCATTTCCGGATCGCGCTTACGGTCCTTGTTCTTGGTCGAACTCGGCGCATTGATCAACGTGGCATCGACGATGGTGCCCTGGCGCAGTGACAGACCACGGTCGCCCAGGTAGCCGTTAATCACAGCCAAGATGCCTGCAGCCAGCTCGTGTTTCTCCAGCAAGCGACGGAAGTTGAGGATGGTGGTTTCATCGGGAATGCGTTCCAGGCTTAAGCCGGCGAACTGGCGCAGGATGGTGGTCTCGTACAGCGTTTCCTCCATCGCCGGATCGCTGTAACCGAACCAGTTTTGCATCAGATGCACACGCAGCATCGCCATCAGCGCATAGGCGGGCCTGCCACCTTCGCCCTTCGGGTAGTGCGGATCGATCAGGGTGACCAATCCTTTCCACGGCACTACTCGATCCATCTCGATCAGGAACAACTCTTTGCGGGTCTGCTTGCGCTTGCCTGCGTACTCGGCGTCGGCGAAGGTCATCTGCTTCATCGGAAAACTCGACGGGTGGAATCCGGGTATTTTGCCAAAATCAGGAAGTCTTCTTCAGAGTTTCCCTAGGGATGGTCTGAAGTAGCCATGTATTTCTGGCTGACTTCAGCCCCGCCGATTTTGAAAGCGGCAAATCGATCAAAAACGATCAGATTACCCATTCATTTCTGTGTTTTTAGCCGCCGCGAGTAGCTCGCGGCAGCCATTTCCCGCATTACAGGCGCACCTCTCCTGCATTGGTCAGTAAATGTCGGCGTGCCATCCACAGGTTCGACAGCGCGAACAGCGTCACCAGTTGCGCCGTGTTCTTGGCCAAGCCACGGAAGCGTGTCTTTACATAACTGAACTGACGCTTGAGCACCCGGAACGGGTGCTCAACCTTGGCGCGCACCTGGGCCTTGGCCTTCTCGATCTTGCGTTTGGCTTTGTACAGCGGGCTGCTCTTACCCAGCTTCTTATAGGTGCTGCGGCGGGCAGCAACCTGCCAGATCACCTCGCGCCCATCATGTTCGGGGCGCTTTTCGACACCGGTATAACCCGCATCGGCGCACACCACGTTTTCCTCGCCGTGCAGCAACTTGTCGACCTGAGTGACATCCGCCACGTTGGCCGCCGTGCCTACCACGCTGTGTACCAGCCCCGACTCGTCATCCACGCCAATGTGCGCCTTCATGCCGAAGTAGTATTGGTTGCCCTTCTTGGCCTGGTGCATCTCTGGGTCGCGTTTGCCGTCCTTGTTCTTGGTCGAACTCGGCGCATTGATCAGCGTGGCATCGACGATGGTGCCTTGGCGCAACGACAGGCCACGGTCGCCAAGATAGCCATTGATGACGGCCAGGATGCCGGCAGCCAACTCATGTTTCTCCAGCAGACGACGGAAGTTGAGGATGGTGGTTTCGTCGGGGATACGTTCCAGACTCAGCCCGGCGAACTGCCGCAGGATAGTGGTCTCGTACAGCGCTTCTTCCATCGCCGGGTCGCTGTAGCCGAACCAGTTCTGCATCAGGTGCACACGTAGCATCGCCATCAGCGGATAGGCCGGCCGACCGCCTTCACCCTTGGGGTAATACGGTTCGATCAGTGCGATCAAACCCTTCCACGGCACCACCCGATCCATCTCGATCAGGAACAACTCTTTGCGGGTCTGCTTGCGTTTGCCGGCGTACTCGGCATCGGCGAAGGTCATTTGCTTCATCGGAAAACTCGGCGGGTGGCGTCCGGGCATTTTGCCAAAATCAGGAAGTCTTATTCAGAGTTTCCCTAGGGTGCTTTTGAACCAGCCAGCCACGTCACTGCCAAACCCGACGACCGTTTCCTTGGCAGAGCTGAGCTTCGCCGTAATGCCATTGACCAGGCCGCTGATCAGCATGCCGCCGAAGCCGGTGAATTTGCCCGGAAGCTCGATCCCGAAGTAGTTCATGACACCGCTGAACGCCCGGTAGAACAGGCCCAGCGGGCTGAAGTTAATCAGCAGACCGAGGATGCCCGTCAGGCCACCGCTGAAGCCGGCCTTGATCTCCGTCCACAGCCCGCCGAAGAAGCCCTTGATCGGCTCCCAGTAGCGGTAGATCAGGTAGGCACCCAGAGCGATGCCGGTGATCAGCAAGCCGATGGGGTTCATCAAAAACGCGCGGCCAAGCCAGAGCACCGCCGTGCGCGCCATGCCAAGGGCAGGTACAAGACGCATCGCGCCGCTACGCAGCAAGCTCATGCCCGAAATGAAGGGGCCCAGCCGACCGCCGAGCAACAACATGGCGCGCAGCATGGTGAACTTGCCGGACAGCAGCGAGATCGCGATGCCCACTCCATTCAGGCCAGAAGCACCCAGGCTTAGCCCGTAAGACAAGCCGACGACACCCAGCTTCAGCGCAACAGCTCCGGCCACCAGCTTGATCACGCCGCTGACGACTTCCGGGTTCTCTTTGGCCCAGCTGGCAAATCCAGACACTACTGGACGGATCGAGGTGACAAGATCATTGAGCCCCGGCAGAACGGCGGTACCGAGGTTGATCCCCAGCTCCGTCATACCGTTCTTGAGCAGCTGCAAGTTGTTTGCAGTGGTTGCAGCTCGGGCCTGGAATTCTTTCTCCATCGAACCATCGTAGTTAGAGGACTTGTTCACCAGTGCCAGGGACTTGGCGTAGGTCTCCATCGAGCCCGCCAGCACCGCTACATCATCGGCATACTCCAGGCCAAACAGATCAACCAGGGTGCCCATTTGGTCAGCTTTCGGCACCTTGCTCAGGGTATTGAGGAAGCTGGTCAGCGCTCCCTGTGCATCCTGGGCAATGGAGGCTTTCAACCCCTCGGCCGTCATGCCCATTTCCTGCAGGGCACGCTGGAATTTCTTCGGTTGTTTGTCGGCCGTGGCCAGCTTCGCCAACATACCGTTGATGGCGGTACCGGCCACCTCGGGCGGCTTGCCCAGGCTGACAAAGGCGTTTACCAAGGCAGCAGCCTGGGTCTCGACCAGGCCGAACTGCTTGGCCACGCCACCCACCCGATTTAAGCCCTGGACGATATCGCGCGCTTTGGCTGGCGAAGCGTTGGACAGGTGGTTGATCGCATCGCCAATGCGGCCGATCTGCGAAATGGGTATCTGGTACACGTTGGCCAGTTTGGCCATCGAGTCGCCGGCCTCCTCGGCAGCCATGTCGAAGGCCGTGGACATCTTTGCCACGGTTTCAGTGAACTTAGGAATATCTGCTGCAGCAACGCCCAGTTGACCGCACTTGCGGCAATGGCTGCTAGCTCAGAAGCGGCCAAGGGCAGTGTGCGCGTCATCTTGAGCAGTTCATCGCCAAGCTTTACGAAGCCATCTGGCGTGTCGAAATCGACCACCTTCTTCACATCGGCCATGGCCGACTCGTAGTCGATAGCTAGTTTGACCGGCAGCGCCGCGCTGGCCCCGATAGCAACAGTCTCCATCACCCCGGAACGCAACTCAGCGCGCTGGTTACGCAGCTGATCCCGGCGCGCCAAGCGGGCCGTTAGTTGCTCTTGCTTGCGGCGAACTGTGTCGAGGGTTTGCCCAAGGCGAACATAGTCGCGATTGAGCGCCGCGACGGTACTGGGTGCCAGCGTGCCGAGGTTGCGCTGGATTGACGCCCCCAATTCGGCATGTTGGCGGGTCAGCTTGCTGGCCGTATCACCAAGACCCGTCAGGGTGCGGCGCACCCCGCCCAAAAGGGGAAGAACCCCACGGGCGGATGCGCCGATCTCTAGACCTACTCTAAGGCTACGGTTGCTCACGGCTGGCTTCGCTTTGCTGGCGGATTTGCTGCTCGGCCTGCTCGCACCAGGTTAGGAAGCGCTCTACTGTCAGCTGCTCAATCTCCGAGGGCTGGAAGCGGAACCACCTGGCAAGCAAGGCTTCACACTCGTCGAGGTGGCTGGTATCAATCCGACAGGAGCCGAAACTGCTCCTGGGCGGACTTGTAGTCCGCGATGTCCATGGCATCCAGGTCTTCCAGGACGAGACCAGCAGCGCGCGACATCAGCACCAGCTCTTCGATAGCTGCATTGCCAGAGGCCTGTTCATTGGCTGCGCGCAGGTCTTTCACGGTCAAGCGACGGAACTCCAGCCGCGCGACTTTCTGACCTGCAGCAGTGTTGAAAGGATGCTTGAGTGTTACGTGGGGTTTATCGGCCATGCTTTATGCTCCAGGTTGATCAATGAGATCGGTTGCTCTGTACAAGAGCCCTAAGCATTGCTCGTTGCATGCGTGGTGGCTTTTAATCTGGTTTAAAGCCGGGCGTTAATTACCAGCTAAACCAGAAAGGAGTGCACGGATGGTTGCTGCAGTTAAAAAAGGACTGAGGAAGTTACTCGAATTGGGAGTTGAGGAGCTCTACCACGCCAACAGCGTTCTCACTTCATGTGAGTTTCTGAGGCAAGGAGCGCTCCTATCCAGAGGTTCGATTGAGGCGCTTGGAATGAGGCAAACCCCTCAGTACTCGGACGCACTTGATAAGCGATATAACATCTGGAATGACGTCTTCGTTGACTCTGTCGATATTCACGCTCGTGGCTCGATGGCCAACCGCTATGGGCCGGTTATGTTCGTCCTAGATACAGAGAAACTGCTCAACGATGTTTCGTCTGGACAACTCTGGCTTACCCAGTGCAATCCAACGAAATGGGCAGGCAAGAGCCAGTCTGCAAGGTGGCTCGCTGACATCGACGATTGGGATGATGAGTTCGACATCAACAGCTTCGATCAAATGATTGTCTTTCGGCACATGGGAGGCCATGTTCCCTTAAGAAGTGCTCTCAAACGGATAGTTGTGGATGCCCCGGAAGACGTCGAGGGCATGGGTATCGACCTATACAGCTATGCCTTGGGTAGCCTCAAACATGCTATGCATCTGGGGCCGAAAACCTGCTCCGTGGTACGCCGAGAATGCAGAGCCGGGTGCGGATGCACTGCAACCTACGAAGCCGATCTCGACATGGCGAAGAAAATGTATCGCCCCTTTCTTAGCAAGTAATAAAAGCGAAGCCCCGCACTAGGCGGGGCTTCTGACTTCCGTGTCCTGGGCATCCGTGCCCATCCGTTACAACTATGCCTGACCGATATTGCGCCGATACTTGGCCAGCTGATCCTCGCCGTTAACGCGGAAGATGTTGGCCATGTAATCCAAGAGCAGCACCTCTTCGCCGTTCAGCAACTGGCGCGCGTAGATCGCCGTGAACGGTGTCTCGAACTTCGATGGATCACGCGGCTTGAAGCTGCCCAGGGCGTACTCCTTGGGCATGATGGTCATCATGGTGACCAGCGGAACCTCGTCCACCAGGCCACCGTTGTTGAACACCTGGACGTTGCTGAGGCACTGCAGCTGCACTGTCCTGAACGGGCTGGCGAGCTTGCTACCAGCTTCCTTGTACAGGCTGTTCCAGACGATCTTGCCTTCCAGCTTGTCGAGGCCATCCGGCAGCTCGATCAGGCCGACCATGCCCAGGCCCTGGAAGTCGGACATGACCGCCTTGATGCTGCCCAACTCGATCTCCTCGGCCTTGCCGAAGAAGTCCTGCCCATCCAGGTACAGGTTGGCGTTGGTGATGCGATGTGCGTTTACGCCTGCCATTTATGCGGTCCCCTGCAGAGTGACCAGGTATTCCCCGGTGATCTCGGTTTCGAAGGTGCCGCGCTCGAATGGTAGCGGTACCGTTAGTTTGTAGTTGAACAGCACATGCCCCTGCTCAAGCTCGGTCTGCGGGTTGCGCGTCGGGTCAAACCAGCACTCACCACCCAGCAGCGCGTTGTCACCGATTAGCTTGCGGAAGAACTGGTTGACGCTTTCCGTGACGCTATCGAGCAGCGATTCGGTGACTGGCATGTCAACGAACTGCAGCGAGCTGTAGCGGATCGACTCGTCGACGATGTCCTTGGTGCGACGCACGTTCTCGAAATTGCGCATGTGGGTCACGGTCGGCCAGGCCGCCGTGCGGTTACCCCACAGCCGCAGGCCGGTACCGAAGCTGTTGAACACCGTGGTGATGCCAGCCTCGTTGAGAAGGTTGACCTCGCTATCCGGATCATCCACGCGAGCAGTCAACGGACGCTCCAGGCCGATCACGCCGACCAGCTCCTGGTTGGAGCTGCTCCACCAGTAGCCCTTGTCATAGTCCACCCTGGCCCGCAGGCCAGCCGCGCGAATCGACAGCGGCTCCAGGCGCTCACCATTGCTGGCTGCGTCGTACACCTTGACGTGTGGGTAGCACAGACGCACCCGGTCACTGCTGGTGTTGAAGTTGATGCTGCCGAGTGGGCCACGGCCAGCCAGTACCTGTTGTGGTGTGATGCCGATAGGTGCATCGATGTAAGCCACGCCGCCCATCTGCTCAGCAGCAGCGATCAGCTCCACGCTGACTGCGTTGAGGGTCGAGAAGCCAGGCGCGATGAACAGCTTGGGGAAGAAGCCAAACAGGTTGTAGCTATCAGGGAAAGCTTTGAGGCCGGTGCGCAGGCCTGCGATGGTCACCGCGCCAATGATGTCAGCCGGGGTAACTTTGCTCGGGTCGGCATAGGTGTAGTCAGCCTTGACCTGGGCATTCGCCAGGATGTTGCCACCAGCCTTGCGCACCACCTCACCAGTGAGCATGTCGCAGGTGTAGTCGGTGTTGAGCTGATAGGTGGTGTTGCCGTCATTCGACTTGAGCGTCAGCACCTGCAGGGCACCATGACCGAGCTTCAGGCGGTCGTTGTTGCCGAACTGGCGAGCCTGGGCCACAACGTCCGTGCGGTGGATCACCGGGTCGAGGACGTTGACCACGATGACGGTACCCGCACCGAAGTCGTAAATGCCGGCCAGTGCCAGCGGAATGCTGAAGCCAGGCAGCTCGGGGCCAAACTGGGCACCATCGCGATCATTCAGCGACAACGTCAGACTGTTCACCGGCCCAACCGGCGCAGTACCGATCAGCGCGATCACCGCAGACTTGACCACGCGAATGGCACGCGGCCCGCGCTCGACTTCCAGGGTTTCAATGCCGTGTAGATAGTTGGCAGCCATTACGCTTTCTCTCCTTTCTTCTCGGCCGGAGCGGCGTCTTCCGCCAACGGCTCCAGGTGATTCAGGGCCAGCAGTACCTGGGTGTATTCATGCTCGGGTGGCAGATCAACGGGCTGGCCTGGCAGCAGCTGGACATCCAGCAGCTCGCCAGCCTTGCCCACGCGCAGCGATACAGCGCTCTGCGGGCCGGAATAGCGGTAGCGGGTCTTCTTCATGGGGTTGCCTCAAACGATGGTGGTTGCAGTTGGCCGCCGAGCTGGGAATCTCGGAAGGTAGTGATGGTCGGCGACTGGATCTGAGTTGCACGGGTGGCAAAGCGCTGGGTGTATTGCCACACACCGTTGACCTGGCCGATAAACACCTCATCAACCGGCACCATGGAGAGGTCGCAGTGCGGCGGCCTCCAGCCACTCAAACAGTCGCGCACCTGGTCGAGGTAGCCGATCACACCCTTCGCCCCGTTGAGCTGCTTGAACACCAAGGTCAAAGGCAGCACCAGGTTGCGCTCCAGGAACACTGAGTCGACGGCATCGCTACCGCCAAACTTGGAGCTTCCAAAGGCCACCAGCACCGCCCCAACCGGATGGTTTAGGCGGTAGTTTTTGGGGCTCTCCGGGAACAGCTCAACCGACAACTGTTTGCCGAAGTACTCCTGCAGGCGGGCAACCAGCGCGTCGAGAATCACCAGGGTCTGGCTCATTAGTAGCCGCTCCACTTGTCGTCACTGAATACCTGCTGACGCCCACGTACGCGGATCTCGCCCGGTTCAGGCGTGGCCTGACCGGAGGGCATGCCCAGGGTCACCACGCCATCACGGATCGTCTCCAGAAGCTTGATGGTGTTGCGGCGGTCGTCCTTGACCGTATCCGGCAAGTCGGTTTCAGGGCGGCGGCTGTACAGCGCATAACGAACCAGGCTGACAACTGCGTCACGCAGCACGGTCGGCACCGGATCAAATGGCAAGGTGTAGCGGCCACGCATGTAGCCATCGACCAGTTCCTCAGCCGAGCGGACGCAGTCCTCGATCACCGACTCATCCGGCAGCTCTGCTGCCGGGTCATCGTTGGAGAGCTGCAGCAGCGTGCTCGGAGGAATCGCCTTGCCGATATCGGCGCGTGTGCAGTAGCGCATGGCGACCTCAGATACCGCGAACGATGCGGATGAGGTCGCCATCGGCCACAGCGGCATCCAGGGCGTAGCCGTTGGCATCGGACTGCACCTCAGCCATTGCCGCAACTGGCGCACCAGCCTCGACCAAGATCACGCCCAGGACGTTGGCCGGGGCGGCATTACCGGCATCCGAATCATATTCAGCCACGCCGAGTGCCTTGGCCCCCGCTGCGCAGGTGCCGCCGTTGAGGCCAATAAAGCGCTGACGAATCAGCGCAGTGACGGCAATAACTGAAGTAATCAGGACTACGTTTTGAGCTTTCATTGGTTGCCTTCCTTTTTCTTGATGACTGGCTCCAAGCGGCGAAGGGTTTTCGCACTTGGCTCGTAGTCCAGCTCTACCGTGCCGTTTTCAGGAATCAGCTTCCCGTCGATCATCAGGTCGAGACCTACGACTCGGTAGGTTGTGGTGGGTGCTGGGTCACTACTTGGCAGAACAGTGGAACTGGCCGCGTCACCTGCAGGAGCAACTGCAGCGTCTTGGCCAGCGGCCAGCGAACCCTCAGGCGGCGTGACGGTGATGGCTGCTGCATCGCCAGCGGTATCAACAGAATCTGTTGGGCCGGTAGCGGCTGAGTCCGCGTCAGGCAACGCGGTGGTAGAAATCACAACCTCGTCGACTGGCGCGGCAGCAGCTGCCGCTTCGGCTTGGCCTGCGTCCGCCGCCCCTTCAGGCGGCGTGTCGGTGGTGGTCTCTGCACCGCCTGCAGGCGCTGCCACATCAGCGGTCGCGGCTGTGGTTGGCAGAACAGTTGTGCTCGCTGCTGCCTCAGTGGGCACTGCAGCAGTAGCTGCAGGCGCTGAGGTAGCCGGAGTGGCCTTCTTCCTGGACATAAGCCACCTCAGCCGTTGATGTCGGAGATCAGGTAACCGGCATCTGCGCCCACAACCACCGGCTTATAGATGTCGGTGTTACGCACGTAGCGCACCTTGCCGCCCGAACCTGGATAGGCGTCGATCTCAGGCATGCCCTTGCGACGCAGGGTGTAACCGAAGCTCGGGGTTTCGTGATCGGCTGACTCACCGCTGGCCGGCTTGGCCACATATGCCAGGGTCAAGTTGTCCGCCCAGATGTCCGAGGTCGCAGCTTTACCGTGCGGTGCAGCCAGGGCTTCGCCGATGTAGATGTCTTCAACGCCGAACAGCATTTTCAGGTGCGCGATGGTGATGAGCTTTTCCTCATCCGCGCCCAGGGCTGCGCACAGCTTCGGGTGGAACTTCAGGCTGGCGTACACCGACGCGCCCATGGTGATGGTGTTGGGGCGAATGCCGATGCGCGAGCGGATCACTTCCTTGCCTGCTTCGACCGCCGCAACCGGGTCACCGCCACCGTTGCTCCATTGGCTGGCACCGGCCAAGGCAACCTTGGCACCTGCCAGATAGGTCGCAGGATTCTGCGCGAGGTTGGCGCAGGCCACCTCACGGCGCAGGTCAATGCCATCCACCACACGCTTGGAGGCGCGGCGCTCAGCATCGAACATCGATTCAGCCTTCTCGCGGTAGTCAACCGGATATGCCAGGTCATGCTCGCGCAGTACTACATCGAGGGTGTTGTCGTCACCCGGCACCATGACGTTGGACTGGGCACGAATCGCCCGTTCGGTGTCGTACACCACGAAGGCTTCCTTGCCGAAGATCGGGATAATGCCGGCCTCTGTGTCCATGAAGGCGATGGGGAACAGACCCTCGCCGATGAACTGGGCGTTACGGTAGCCACGCGCCAGGCTGGTCAGTACTGGGTCAACGACCCGCAGTTGCTTCAGACGATCTGCCATGACGGCTCCTTACTGGTTGATGAGTTGGCGGACGGCCGACTCATAGGGAATGTTCTTCTCGCTGGCCAACTGGCTAGCGCGGGCGTGAAGATTCAAACGATCCGGGTCGGTCTCGACGTCAGCGAAATCCAACTCGGCAGCGGTCAACTGGCCGCCTTCATGGCGTTTCTTGTCGGCCTGTTCGGCAAAGCTGATCTGTTTCGGCAGGTCGCCGAAGATCGCCTTGAGACCATCGGCTACAGGCTTGCGTTGATCGCCTTCGCCAAACTCCAGCGGCGCATCACCTGCCCCGGCAAAGTCCAAAGTGGCAATCAGCGCTTCGGCGTGTTTGGGCAGCAGCTTGCCTTCGCCGACCAGCTGCTCGGCGAAAGCCACGTTGGCGGTGTGAGTGATTGCCAGCGCCTGTTCACGTTGCGTGTCCTGGTGCTGCTTGGCCTGAGCTTTGAGACGGATGTTTTCCGCCTGCAAAGCGGCAATTTCTTCTGGGTTCACGGTGGGTTCCTCGGTGACGGGTGACTGGGTGACGGGGTCGCTGAATGCAGGTAGGCGGAGGTCATCGCGGCGAGCGGCTTCGGAGATGCTGTCGATCTGCCAAGCGGGGGTGACCTGGTCGGCGGTTTCAGCGCCGAATTGGGCAATCAGAAATTCGCGAAACTTGCGCCACAGGCTGGCGCTCGACTCATGGCCAAAGTCGCCAAACTCGACAACGCCTTCCTCGCCATCGGCCAACTCAATGGCGCGCAGTCCCTTCACCGCTGGAGGCTGGGCCCCGAGGAAGCCGACATGACGCAGGTAGTACACGCCGGGCACCGGGTTGTTCGGCGCATCCGGGTGATAGAAGGAGGCGGATATTTTCTTGTAGGAACCCTTGCCGACCTGCTCGGCGAAGGCCGGGTCGACCTGCTGTGGCTCTGCGATCAGCCCTTCGGCATTCGCCTGCAGCGACTTAACCCAGCCCGCAGCTGGCGCGTCGTGCTTGGGGTGTCCGATCACCAAAGGCGCTTCGTGCAGGGCCGGGTCGTAGGCACGCACGGTGGCGGCCAGGTCGGTCTCGCTGAAGTTGAAGCTGTCACCGCTCATCGCGGTGTGCTTCCCCGGCTTGAAGATATGGAGTGGTTTCATCGGCTGCGCGCTGTGGTGGTGGAACATGCGCACAGCCTGGGCCGATGGATGGCTCAGGACTTTTAATCGGGTTTAAAGAGTGTAATACGATGCAACATCAAAGCCTGAGGTGACCACCCAGGCCTCCAAAAAGGATGGCGAGGTAGCTATGGATGAGGAAGTAGTGTGCTACGGGTGCGTAGAGGACCAGACGCTTCAGAGACAGATCAAAAAAAATGGCTCAAGTATCGAGTGCTCTTTCTGCAACAAACGCCGCAAATCAATATCAGTAGCGAGTCTTGCTGAGCAGGTGGCAGACATACTGGACGAGCACTATGTACCTGGTGGGTGGGTTCCCCGCTGGAGGAATAGCGATAGCGACAGGCCTGATTACCATCAACGGGGGGAATCGCTTGAGTACATAGTCGGGGAAGTATTGCTCGCGGATAACATCGACCCCGTTGTCCAAGCGGTCTGCTCTGAACTGGGCAGTGCCTATGGTGGAGATGAGCCGCGCTATAGCGATGAAATTAACTATGTTGGCAGACGGGTTCGGCCAATCGTAGCGGAGACCAATTGGGGAGCGTTCCGGCAGGACTTGATGCACGGCCGGCGCTTCTTCAACGATAGCGCTAAGCAGTATTTGCAATGGCTGTTCAAGGATATGGACTCAATTGCAAGCAGCGGCGAACTGGGAAACAGTGTGGTTCGAACGCTTTCGCCTGCCGAGCACCCTCCGATTTTCAGAGCACGCCGATGTGATTCGAATAAAGAGTACGAGGCGATTTTGTTCAATCCACCAAAGGAACTCGGAGCTGCTCCCAAAGAGATCGTTAATGCGGGGCGTATGAACCCTCATGGCGTCCCTGTGTTCTATGGTGCTTTCGAGCGAGATACTTGCATCGCTGAATTGCGCCCACCAGTTGGCGGCAGGGTCATCAGCGGTGAATTCAGGTTGACGAAGGGTGTTCGACTCTTAGATTTCAAAGCGCTGGAGCGTGCTTTGGAAACTGAGACTTGGAGCTATTTTAAACCAGGTGTCACCCAGCGCCTGGAGCGTAGAGAGTTCCTTCGGGGCCTACATAAGAAGGTGAGCATCCCTGTGTTGCCAGGCCAGGAACATGAGTACCTCTCGACGCAAATTCTCGCCGAGTTTTTGGCGACCCTACATGAGCCTCCGATAGATGGGGTGATCTTCTCATCGGCACAATTCAAAGATGGTCTAAACGTTGTTCTGTTCTCCCACGTTGTGGCTAATCCAACTCCACTCACAACCTTGCGAGTTCTTCACCCTCCAGAGCTTTCAGATTTGGAGCCGTCAGACCAAGTAAGAATTGAATTCGTAGAAGAGTCAGTGCGAGTCCACCAAGTGCAGGGATTAACGTATGTCGCACCGCCACTGACACTTAAGGAAATTGACTTGGCTAGATATGACACCCTCTACGACGAGGATGATGAGTGGGACTGAATAGCCCTCTCGCATTCTAGGTTTCAACGCTTCCACACGGCTTTATAAAGCCTTTACAGCGATTTCTACTGTTCAGGAGGGTGAGCCGGCGCAGCTAGTCCGTTGCACGGCTTCTGCGGGCGTTACAGGCGGGCGGCTTTTTCGATGTGTGTGATGGCTAGATCGAGGATGGCTTCCTCGGCTTCGGGCTGCAGCTTGCCCTCGGTATCCATCGGCAGGTACGGGCGCGACGGGATATCACCCCACAGGTGGGGGAAGTCAGATTTGTCGCCGCCGAAGTGCATCATCGCGGCATAGGGTTTGTTGCTTCCGACCAGAGCACTGCTATCAGTTGCCTGAGTGGTAACCGATGCGGCCAAGCCAGCGGCACTGACCTGGAGCATTTGCCCAGGCCAGTTGCCGGTCTTCTCGCGACGGCTGGTAGTCACCTCGGACAGATCTGGCCAATCGTTGCTGCCCTGGCCTTCGTTCTCGAAGTTCTCCTCGGTGACCGATGCCAACTCGGCGGCGATGCCACGCATCAACGGTGCCAGGTCGCCGACTGCCCATTCGACACGGCGCAGGGTTTCCTGCAGGCGACTGTGTTCCAGCTCGATGCTGATCATGCGGCTTGCTCCTTGCGTTTGAGTGCAGCTGCAAGACCTTCACCAGGTGCATGGTTAAAGCCAGGATCGACCCGGAAGACCAGCGGTTTACCATCGGAGTTGGTGGTGCGTACCACCGCAACTTCGGCTGTACGGATCTCGCCAGTACGTTTGTCCATACCGATCTCGACCACCTCACGGCTCAGGGTGCCATCGCTGTTGACGATGCGCAGGCCTCGGCGCTTGACCGCTGCGGCGCTCAAGGCAACCACACGGCAGCGGCAGTTGAAGCCGTTGGGCGGATAGATCGCCAGCCAGATTGGGTCGTCATGGCGGTACACCTCACCATTCATTGCCCGGTGGCTGGGGCGCGTCTTGCCATCCAGGATCGCGATATAGCGCCAATAGGGATGGGTGTCGGCGGTTTCCTCCATGGCTGCCTTGCGCCCGGCCATGTAGCTGCTCTGCAGGTTGGTCTGGTAGATGGTCTTGAGCCGACGCGGGCTGCCCAACTGAACCAGCTCGGCACTACCCTGGCTGTCGACGATCACCTGTTTGCCCCACCAGCCCTGGGCTTCCAGCACTGGCTGCAGGTTAGTGATGAACTGCTTGAGGGTTTGCCCATCCTGCAATGCCGTTTCCAGGGCGGCGCGGATATCGGACAGCAGATCGAGGCGCATGGCCTTGGCTACGGTGAAGCTGCGGTCGTGTGCCTGGTCGAGCATCTCTTGCCAGTTCCAGGTGATGGCGTAGCCCTTGCCCGTGAGGTACTCAACGGCAGCCTTGGGCTCCATGCCGAAGATGGCCTTGAGGTCGGCCGGGTTGACCTGCTTTGCCGTGGTCATATCAGTCTTCCCGATCCGCTGCTGCACTCAGACGGCCCCAGGTGTCCGCTATGAACATCAATCGCGCCAGGTTTTCCTGCAAGGCTGTTGCATCCAGGCCTGGGCTGATCTCGGCCAGCAGGCCGAGTACTTCAGTGTCATCGCGGCCTTGTTGCAGGGCTTCGATCACGGGCAACAAGGCCTGTTCGGCTTGCTCCTGCAGCTGCTCGGCGGTGATGCCAGCGATGGCCTGGTCGAGGGCAACCTGATCAAGTACCGGGCGCACTACGGATGACTCGGCAAACGCGGGTGATGCAGGCAGTTCGGGCTGAGCCGCCTCAACGATATCGCCGTCCTCCAGGTTGTATGTACGTTTCCAGTAAGCCGGGGTGAACTTGACGCCTGCAGTAGTCAGATCCTTGTCGCGCTCGGCGAGCGTCTTGTCGATCTCCTCCTGCTCCCACAGCTCATACACCGGAGCGGCCACGTTCTCGCCGAAGTTGAGGTCGACCACTAGGCGAATAGCGGCGTTGATGGTGGCAGTAACAATGCCCTTATCGCCGTCGCGGATATCCTTGGTGACTTCCAGTCCGGCCGTGGCGCTGGCCCGGTTGCTGTTGGCCTCGGTGGTTTGGTTCTGGCCCAGCAAGCCGACGTTGATCTCGCTGCGGCAGTACACCAGCAGCTCGCGATAGACCTCCGCGCTGCCAGCCTTGCCTGCAGCTTCAATGATGTCGACGCTGGAGTCGTTGGGGATTGCGGCTACTGCGTCCTGCACCAAGGCTTCCAGCCCATCCAGCAACAGGTCGGTCTCGGTAGAGGTGGCTCCGCGCGGGTGTTTGCCAATGACCCAGGGCGAACCGTACTTCTCGGTGAACTGCACCCAGAACTTCAGGCCACCCTTCATGAACACCACTGGCCAGAAACACATGGACAGGTCGGGAAAGCCATAGGGGTTGTCATAGGTGGCGTCCTGGCGCGCCACCACAAAACGCTCCGGACTGCACATTTCACCCGCTATGCCCGCATCACGGGCACGAAAGCGCAGGCGGTTCTCCTGGTCGTAAAGGAACCACTCGGCGGGTTTGCCCAGCAGATCCTCCGGCACAACGTGCAGGCCAAGCGGACGCCACATCAGCTCGATAGGCTGAAAGCCGAACAGCGGAGCATTGAGCATCTCGCGGATGATGCGGTCGAGATCCAGGTCGGTCAGCCAGTCGCGGATGAAACGCTCGACCCGCACGGGTGCATCACCGCGTTTGAGGTCTCGCTCAAGAGCCAACACCGACGACTTACGCCGGCGAATGTTGCCGCCGACTAGCGCCTGACTGCGCAGATCGCGGTAGACGGTGATGTCTTTGCCCTGAGCCTTGAGTATCGGGTCAGGGTTTGGCAGGTACATGCCCAGCGCCTGAGCATCGAAGCTGCGGCTGCGGGTGGCGATATGTTCGGTGAGACCCTTTTCACGCTGGGGCTCACCGAAGCGAACGAACTCAGTGGGGCTGACCCACAAACCTTTGCTGCTCATGCGTACCCCTGGGTAATGCGAAGGCCCTGACGTGGGCGACGGGATTTGACGGTGACTGGGCCCGAGGGCGACTCCAGCGTGGCGAAGTTGGCGAGAACGCCAGCCCCTGCGAAGTCGCCGTGGCGATGCAGGTCAGGATCTTTGAGGTCTTTCGCGCGGGTCTTGGTGATCATCGGAATCCCGTCGACCGTTTCGATACCTCGGATGTCCTGTTGCAGGTTGTCGTCTTTCGGGATGGTGATGGTGCCGTCCTCGAACAGCCCGACGAACTTGGGCATCCAGGCTCCGTACCAAGAGCGGGACAGCTTCACCTGGTGAATGCGGTCATGGCCGAACTCATCGGCCGTATCTTCAGCCAGGGTCTCACCGTTACCGGAGGCGTCGAGAGCAGCCCCGGCAAACCGAGGCAGATTGCGCAGGATGTAGAAGATCACCAGTTTCTGCTGGCGGGCCGGCACCTTGTGCATCTCAACTACGAAGGGCACGTCACGGTGGCGGGCCTGATCGACCGACATGGGTGCACCAATGGAGAAGTCACGGTGACGGGCATAGTCATGGCCGTAGTAGTGGCGCAGGCTCGGATTAAGCTGCTTGATCAGCGGCGCAACGTGGCGCTCGATCCACTCTTCGACATAGGCATCGCGTCGACTGACTGACTGCTTGGTGAAGTCGTCATCGAGCGCCAGGCGCAGCACCGGGCGACCGGCGCGCATGGCGTCTTCAATCCAGACACCAGGGATGCACACGCCGCCGCCATCACGCGGGATGGCATCCAGTTCCTCGCGCATCTGCGCCTTGCGCGGGCCGTAGGCGTTGCGGATTTTCTTGTACCAGGCTTCCTTGCCTTCGAGCGTGGGGACCTCACCTTTCATGAGGCAGACCCGCTCATACAGCCCGTTCGCTACCGCGTCATCGAAGGTGGCCTTGTAGACCTTGGCGTCATCGCCGTAACGTCCCTCGCGGATGTCGGTGGCCATCTGGTTGAAGGCATTCGACTTGCCGTTGTGCGAGCTGATGATGACGATGCGGCCGCCCCAGATCAGCAACGCGGTCGCAGCATCAAGCACGGCGGACACGTCACGGTGAAAGGCGGCTTCGTCCAGGATCACCTTGCCCTGCAGGCCACGAAGGTTGGCCGGGTTGCTGGACAGCGCGACGATCTTGAAGCCGCTGGCGTAGCGGATGCGGTAGGCGTTGATCTGGCGGGTGTTGCCGCTGTCGTCCTGATCCTCAAACAGGAACTCTTCGATCTGGCTGACACCCGAGGCTTGGGCCTCGGCAATGACCCGGCTGAACTTGGCGCAGTAGCCAATGAACTCCAGGCCCTTTTCCTTGGTGTCACCTACATAGAACACGTCCATGCCGCCAGCGCTCTTGCGCGATGCGGCGGTGATCACTGAGTCCAGGGCTTCGGCGAAGGTGATGCCGGTACGCCGGCCTTTCTCGCAGAGCTTGATCTGCGCCTCGATCCGCAGCCAGTCGACCTGGTGCGCCATGAGGATGCCATCGGCAATCGGGTTGTAGCCCTCGGGGATCTGGCGAACAGAGACCGGCAGCTCGTCCCACTCGACGACGCGCAGGGTGCTGGTGGATGGCTTGATCGCCGGGGTGGTCATGCAACCCCCAGGAATTTCTTCTTCCAGAACTCGGCTGTCGCCTCATCCATGCCCCCGGCCTGGACGGTCTTATCCAGCTCGGCCGCCTGCTCCTGGAGCAACCGCTCGCGGGCTGCTTTCTCGATAGTCTGGCGCTCCTTCACGCTCATCGTGCGGGCTTCCATGGTGGCCTTGGCGGCGCGAGCCAGGGCTGATACCTCAGCGATGGTTACTTCGTCCTTTTCATGCGCACCCATGGCCGCCTGGTAGGTCAGCGTTGAGATGGCTTCGACCAGGAGCACGCCGGTTTTGTCGGAGGCGTCCTCGCCAAAGGCACCGACGAAGGCTTCAGCCATCTCCCGCTGGTTTCTAACTTTCTCCGTCAGTTCTTCAAAGCCCTGCTTGAACCGCCCCAAGGCACTGCGGCTGGGGGCCTTTTCATTGGGGAAGCGCGACTGGATATCGGCCAGCATGTCATCCAGCGTCATGCGGTCTTCGCGCAGCAGCTTCTGGATGTACGCCTTGACCATCGGCGGAAGGCGGGTGATGGATGACTTGCCAGCCATGGTCAGGCCCCCGGCCGCTTGATGCCCGGCACGCGAGCGCGGCCTGCGGCAATATCCTGACCGCGCTCGGTGAGGGTGGCGACCAGCACCGGGCCAACGTCCTCAAGCGTCAAGGCATTCTGCTCGGCCAGCCAGCTCAGTTCGGTTTTGACCTGGTCGCGGCTGAGGGTGTGGCCATAGCTGTCCAGGGCCATGGTCAGTACTGAGCTGTTGGCGCGGTAGGCCGTCATTTCAACCAGCAGACGGAGGATCACCAGGCGAATGTCCTGGCGCAGGTATTCGGCGTATTGGCTCATGCTCGCGTCTTCTCCTGTAGCAGGTATGCGTTGATGTTCTCGACGGAGCGTTGCACGCCACCAATCGTGTTTCTCATCCCGGACAGATCACTGCGAACAGCCTCCAGGCTGACCAGCAGGCCGGTGATTGCTGTCTGGCTGGGCAGATGGCGGGCCTGTTCCTCCAGGGCCACAATGCGCGTCCGCAGTTCCAGCAACTCCTGGGCGCTGGCTGCCTGACGGCTCATAAACCAGGAGTACACACCGATGGCCACGGTGATCAGCCATTGCACGGCACCGAAGCCGAAGTTGAGTTGTTCAAAGTTCATCGCAAGCCTCGCTTATGCAGCCGTTCCAATGTGTCTTTGCACTCGGTGCAATGCTCGGTACCGGGCTCCGCCTGGCGGCGGCGCTCGTCGATGGCATCGCCACATTCATCGCAGCGGTAGGCGGATAAACCAGAGCGGCGCTGCAGGCCGGACTGGTGAGCACGCAGTGCGGCTTCGGTGAAGTCGTTGTCTTGCGCGAGGTCAGCTACATCCATGTGGTGTCAGTCCTTTTTCTGGAGATCGAGCAGAGCATTGAGCTGGGCGTGTAGAGCGCTGGCCCATCTTCCATAGTCCTTGGCGTGAGCCAGGATGTCGGCCGGGGTGACGCCGCTTTCCAATAGTTCGGTGTCAGCGCCGGGGGCTGGCCAGGCCGCTTGCGCAGCGTGGGTGGCAGCGGTGCCTGTTCCTGGGGCGGGCACACCGAGGGCGAGGTTGTAGTCGCGCAACCAGCCAGCAGTGAACACGCAATGAGGGATAGCAACAGGCTCGGCAGCAGGTGCCGGCCGGTAGACGGTGGTGACATGCGGGATGCGCTCCTCGATCTGTTTGGCTTCGGTGGTGAAGCGATCCAGCGTTGCCATCAGCAGCGCCTCGGTTTCATTGGCGCGGACAACCTGCTGGCTGTAACGCAGCAGGTTGTCCTCGGCGGCCTGCTTGGCCTGCTTGGCCTGCTCGGCATAACGGCGCTCCAGGCGCTCTAAACGTGCGGTGCCTTGCGCATCGGCATAGCGGTAGCCGAAGCCATAGGCGATGCCAGCAGCAGCTGCGCCGCTCATAAGGCAGGCCAGCAGCGCCAAGGTGAAACCGGACGGTAGTGGTGTACTCAGGCGCTCAAGCATGACGGTGGCCTCTGCGTGTGTTGCGGGCCTTTCGGGCTGCGCGACGAGCAGCTGAAATGCCCGTCTTGCCGGGCCGCACCTGGGGCCACTCCTGCAGATAACGGACACTGGACATCCAGGGCCTTGGCAGCAGATCGGCGATGGCCACCAGGAGGCGGCCGAACAGGCAGCGCATCATTGCGGCGACTCCTCTTCCGGCCCCTGCTTGACCAGGCGGGCGATAAACAGCAAGCCGGCCAGCACGCTATTGAGGGTGGCGTAGGCAGTTGGGGACAGTTGCGCCTGCCAGATCGGCAGCAGCGTGACCTGCAGGAAGCCAAACAGGGCGATCAGCGCCGCGAGCTGTACGCTGTAGAAGGTGTGGCAACGACGCCACTCGGCAATCAACTTCATGCCGCCACCGCTTTGCCGTGCTGCACACCAGGCACGATGCCGGCCAAGGCCAGGCCATCAACGATGATTGACTCGCCATACCAAGCACCGCCCGGCAGTGGGCCGGGGCCGTTTTCGTGGCGGATGATGGCCAGCACCAGTGTGCGCATGGTTTCGTAGCGGTAAACGTCCACACGCTCATCGTCTGGGCCAATGCCCAGTGCGCTGGCTACCGCCTTGGCATAGGCGCTGGTGTCGTTTTCCACGGCTGGAGCCCAGCGCTCGATGAACTCACGCACGGTGTCGATGCGGCTGCCATCTTTTGCACGGCGCTTATCTTGGTAAGTGATCAGAACCCGCGCGATAGCACGGACACCCCAGCGTGGGCCGTTGAACACGACGAAGCGTGGATCGGCACTCTGGTCAGTCGCCTGGCCCTGCCAGCGCACACCTGCCACACGGTCGATATTGCCAGGGTTGTAATTGCGGATACCGCGAGGGGTTTCAGGTCGCATAGCGCCTCCTGCTGCTGGGCGCTCAGGAAAACCGAGCGCCAGAAACGAACACGCCGCCATAATCGGCGGCGTGCGGCAGGAGGGCTTTTAATCCGGTTTAAAGAGAACCGGCCGACCTAATCAGATGAAGCGGCTGCAAAAGGCTGCTGCATATTCAGCGTTATTTTCACCCGCGCAGTATTCGCGCACGATGCTTGCGCCTGCTGGATGCAGGAACTCGATGTTGCTCAACCCGAGTAGATCCCAACTAGTGAACTGCCCTTTCTCGTAGTTGATCTTTTGGATGTCCGTCATGTTGAAGGCAAGCTGTATGACGGGGGCCTTACTTTCGTTTCCGTACTTATCAACCAGTGTTGAATTGAGGGTAAACACCACCTGGTCAGGTTTCTGATCGGGGAAGTACTTCACCAGCTTCGGTAGGATGCGGTTTGCCTCTTCAGTGGCCATGAAGAAGTAGGTGGAATTGTCGTAACCAAAGTCAGGCTTCAGCCCGAAGACAAGCGCCTCAGCACCCTCTAGCTTGAGCGTTGATACGTCCACAACGCTTTTGCTGATTTCATTGAGCGTTTTTGGTGGTTCTTCACCACAGCCCGCGAGGGCAATGGCAGTGAAAGCGATGATCCATTTTTTCATATTGATACTCGGCGGCGGCAAAAACTGAGTGCAACACCTGATCTTTCCGATACGGTGCTGCCCCTATGTCTTATTCCGAACTCAGCGTTGAAGAGCGCGCCACTATTCAAATCGGTCATGCCCAAGGCTTTAGCCTGCGCAAGATTGCCCACCTGATCAACCGATCCCCCTCGACTATCAGTCGCGAGTTGCGCCGTAATCGAGAGGTCTGCGGTCGTTACTCGGCCCGTGCGGCGCAGCAGCAGATGAGAGCCCGGCGCCAAGTCTGCCGGCCCAAGCGAAAGCTGCTGCCCGGTAGTGAACGCTTCGAGTTGGTGACCCATATGCTGCGTGAGCGTTTGTCTCCCGAGCAGATTGCCGGCAAGCTGCGCAGCATGAACATACCCAGCCTCAGAGATGCCTACGTCTGTCGCGAGACGATCTATACCGCGATCTATGCCTTGCCGGTCGGCGAGCTGCGCAAGGAGCTGATTATCTGCCTGCGCCAAAGCAAGACGACGCGCAGGCCGCGCTCTGGCGGCGTGGATCGACGTGGCCAGCTCCCGGAGCTGGTCAGTATTCACGTGCGCCCGCCGGAGATTGAAGACCGCCTGATGCCGGGCCACTGGGAGGGCGACCTTATCAAGGGCAAGGCCAACGCCTCGTCGGTCGGCACCTTGGTAGAACGCACCAGTGGCTACCTGATGCTGATCAAGATGAACGATGCGACGGCGACCTCGGCGATGGAAGGTTTCAGCGCCGCACTCAATCGTATGCCGCTGGCGATGCGTAAGAGCATGACCTACGACCAGGGCCGGGAGATGGCGCGGCACGCCGAGATCACCCAGAGAACCGGCATAGCGATCTACTTCTGCGACCCACACAGCCCCTGGCAGCGCGGCAGCAACGAAAACATCAACGGCCTCATTCGCCAGTACCTGCCCAAGGGCACAGACTTGTCGGGACACAGCCAAGAACAGTTGGATGCCATTGCACTGCAACTGAATATGCGGCCGCGTAAGCGCTTCGACTTCAAGTGCCCGATCGAAGTCATGAGCGAAGTAATGCAAGAAGCCATGGCTATGCGGCATGATGCGCCAGCGTCAATTCAATAACCGTGTTGCACTCAGCTCCTGCAACCGCCCTCCTTTGATTCAGAACCAGAAGCCGCCAACCAGCAGCCCAAATACAAATAGTCCCGCTGCGTTCCAGTGGTAGGTGATCAGAAACTCTCTCAGCTCTAACTTCGCAGCCGCATGCGGGGCTGCGCTTGGCTCAGCTGGCTTTGCCTCGAACTGCTGGATGAATTCCAGGGCCTTAGGCAACTCAGCTCGCTTGAGCAGGCTGAGTTGGGTGCGCCCGAAGCTCAGCTCACAGAAGTTGTTCAGCTCCTGGTAGGCACCTTTCTCAGCTGCAATTTGATCAATCTTCTCGGTCAGCCGCTTCTTGTCGGCCTCCTCCTGGAGACGCTCAAGGCGTGCCTGGATAACCCCACGGGCCTGAACGAACTGGGCGGCTGTAACTTCATCCAGGCCGGTCACGCTGAGCTGGGTGTGAATCTCTCGCCAGACAGCTCTAGGGTCATCGCCCAGCTCTTCGCACTGGGCGCGCAACTGGTGTAACTCCTTACGCTGTGCAGGCAACAAAGCACGCTCATCCGGCCTACCGCCAAGGTTGATCTCGATGAAGTCCCGCCCAGCAACTCTGTTCTGCTCACCACTTACTTCAACGTCATTGCCACTCACGAACTGCTCCTTACTCGTGATAGTCCCTACCTGCTGTCTTATTTCCCGAGCCTGTGACCACAACGCCACCGCCACTCTTAGCTGGTTTCTTCGCTACATCACCTGTCAGCAGGGATGCGAGTAGCTGCTTTTTCTTGGTTGCACTGAGCCCGCGATAGCTGTCGAGCAGCAATTGCTCATCTGTCGGTATATCCGGGCACTTCTGCTGGCACCGCCGCTCGCCCGTGAGGATGTATTGAGCGTCTGCCCCAAGATTCGCAAAGGCGTACAGAACCTCACCGCCAGGCACAGCAATGCCCCTCTCGTAGCGGCCCCAAACCTCCCTGGAAACACCACATTTAGCAGCGACTTCTATCTGCTTGAGCTTTAAGCGCTTGCGTTCTTCCTGCATCCGAACGCAAGAAAGAGAACTAAAGGTCACATAAACCCCTTGAAAAAGAGAATTAAAGTTCTCATACTCAATTCACACCGTCCCACCACGAACGGCAACTTAAGCGGCACCGATACAGGCGCCAGAACCCCTCACAAGGAGTTCCATCATGGAGCTACGTACCCCCGATCAAGCCCGCGCCGAGCTGAAGGCTAAGGGCATCTCGATTACCCAATGGGCAATCGCCAACAAGTTCTCGCCCAACCTCGTTTTCGAGGTGCTGGGTGGCCGCAAAAAGTGCGTCCGTGGCCAGGCTCACGAGATCGCCATCAAGCTCGGCCTCAAGAACGGCGAGATCTGCAAAGACCCAGCTACCGCGCTTGAAAGCCGCTTTGTTGCTTGAGGCCCGCCATGAACCTCTGCGATCAAACCATCCAGTACCTGGGTCAGATGCAACAAGAGTGTCTGCTGGCCAACGGTAAGCAACCGAGAGGCATCACTCTCAGTGCACCTGGCGAATCATGCGCAGCAAGCGCAGCTCAGCCGTCACCGTTTCTTGATCTTTCCCTGGCAGCTCCGACAGCCGCTGGAGATCAGCAATGAGCGCCGTTTTGTTTACCGCTCCGGTCTTGGTCAAGTGCCCCACCAGCAGGGCAAAAGCCCCTTCTAGAGCCGCCAAGTTGCCGCCTTGCCTGTCGAGCCGCTCTTGTTCGTTCATCGCGATAGTACCTGTTCTGCCAGTCAATTTACCTCATTCAATTGTGCACGGCACAAGGCCATTGCCAATGCGCAAACCCGGCCTTTGTTTGGAAGGCGTTCCAGCACATCAGCGGAGGGACTTCCAATGACCCCAGCACAATGGAAACGCGCTCAACCGATCTCGCTGCGCGACGCACTCAAGCTGTGCCAGCAGCACGCCAAGGAGCGCTTCAACTTCAGCATCGAGCGCATCGCTGCGCTGATGGGTCTGGATGACCACTGGACGCTCTACAAGTGGATCGCCAACGGCCGCATGCCGGCTGTGCTGATCCCGGCCTATGAGCAAGCCTGCGGCATCAATCTGGTCACCCGTTGGCTGGCCGGCAGCGGTGGCAAGTTGCTGATCGATGTGCCAACCGGGCGCACCACCAGCGCCCACGACATTCAGACCTTGCAGACCACCCTCCATGAAGCTGCTGGCCAACTGATGGGCTTCTATTCGGACAACGCCGAAGCCAGCGCCACCCTGGCTGCCATCCAGGCCGGCCTTGAGGAGCTGGCTTGGCACCGAGGCAACGTGCAGCAGCACGCCCAGCCGCAACTTGAACTTGGAGAGAAGCCATGAGCAGCGAAGACAAATACACCTCCGAGCAGGTGCAGCGTGTGCTGCGCGTGCTGCTGGCCCTGGCCGGTAATGAGTTCCGCGGAATGCTGCTGAAGGAGGTGGCCACCGCTGCTGACTGCACCGAGAGCAACGCTCTGCGCGCCCTGGAAAACCTGCGCACGGCCGGCCTGGCCGAACGCAACACCCACGACGACAAGCGCTGGCAGCTCGGCCCGCGCTTGGTGCAGGTGGCTTTTGCCTTCGATAGCGCACTGCAACGAGCCCAACGCGACCTGGATGAACGCCGCCAGCGCTTCACCCGTAACCCCAACTAAGAGAGACCAGACATGGCCCGCAAACCGACCACCCCGGAGATTCAACCCATGCCCGAGATCAACCAGGAAGCCTTCCAGGAAGAAGCCAGCGCCCTGGGTATGCTCGGTACGATTGCCCAAGGCATGCAGGACGAGCGTGACCTCGTAAACCAGCTGCTTGGTCAAGCACAGATGGCTGATGCAATCGGTAAGTTCACCGCGACGGTCGCGGTTTCAAAGATGGCGTATGTGAAGGAAAACAAGCTTTACCGGGGCCTGGCTGGAATGCACGACCGCGACGGTCGCGGTTTGAGCGGGACTTGGGAGGAGTTTTGCGGCTTGCTCGGTACGTCCGCGCCGAAGGTCAATGAGGACATCAATAATCTCCGCACCTTCGGCGAGGAGGCTCTGGATTCTATGTCCCGCATGGGCATCGGCTACCGCGAGATGCGCCAATACCGCCGCCTGCCGGAGGATCAGCAAGCCGCCTTGATCGAGGTCGCGAAGACCGGTGATAAGGACGCCTTTATCGACCTGGCCGAGGAAATCATCGCCAAGCACGCCGCCGAGAAAGCCGAGCTAATCAAGAAGGTCGATGACAGCAGCCGAGAAATGGATGCCCTTTCCAAACTCGAGGCAGACACCAGCAAAAAGCTGCGTGACACCAAACTGGAACTGGAGCGCAACCAGCTACGCACCATCCCGTGGGATGAACGCATTGCGCCGCTGAAGGAAGAGATCACCCAGCGCCAGTGCCTGATCGATGAAGCCCTCGCGCGCCACCTGCAGGCGACTGATGCCCTGGATGCCTGGCTGACCAAGGAGCTGACCTCCAGCCCTGACTACGACCCCGAGGCACCGGTCACGCTGCCGCCTGCGGCCGTAACGGTGTTGATGCACCTGGAGGATGCCATCCAGCGCACCGCGCACCTGGTGGCGGGTGCCTTGAACGATCTGCAGAACCGCTTCGGTGCCGATCTGGCCCAGGCCCGGCAGCACCTGCTGCAAGTGGGCGAGTAATGAACGGAGCGGCAGACATGGCATTGACGCCTGATATTCGGGACTACCTCGGTGACCTCGCGCGCAAGCTGGATGCCACCGGGCATGGTGAGCGCGGCGCACTTATGGCTGCCGCCCAGGAGTTCCTCGACTGGTCGCCTGCGACCATCTACCGCCAGCTCAAGGCCGCGTGCGGCTGGACGGCTGGTCGCAAGACCCGCTCGGACAAAGGCACCACCAGCGTGGCTGACGATGCCCTGCAGATGCTCGGTGCCGCTCAGCGTGAAGGTGTGCGGGAGAACGGCAAACAAACGCTGTTCACACCCACGGCCCGTAGCATTCTGGAGCAGAACGGCATCAACCTGGGCGTCAGCAATGGTCAGCTTAACCGCTTGATCCGCGCCCGCAGCCTGGACGTAGGCTCGCAGCGTAACGTCAGCCTGGTGCAAGCGCTACGCGCCCTGTACCCGAACTACCTGCACCAGGTCGACCCCTCGCTGTGCCTGGTGTACTACCTCAAGGGCAAGCAACACATCATGCGTGACAGCGAGTTCTACAAGAACAAGCTGGACAACTACGCCAAGGTGAAGCTGAAGGTCTGGCGTTACGTGATGTACGACCGCGCCAGCGGCGCGCTGGTGGTGTGGTACTGCGAAGCGGCGGGCGAAAACCAGCACAGCCTGTTCGACTTTCTGATGTACGCCTGGGGCAAGACCGAGGGGAAACTGCTGCACGGCGTACCGCTGTTCATGTTGTGGGACAAAGGCTCGGCGAACACCAGCAGCGCGATCAAGAACCTGCTCAAGCATCTGGAAGTTGAACCACTCGTACACGAAGCCGGTAACGCTCGCGCCAAGGGTGGCGTCGAGGGCGGCAACAACATCGTCGAAACCCAGTTCGAGAGCCGCCTGCGCTTCGAGCCGGTTGACGATATCGCCCACCTGAATGCCGCTGCCCACGCCTGGGCTGAGGCGTACAACGCCAACCTGATTGCCGGCCAGGACACTCGCCTGCGCCGCGCCGGCCTGGCCGAGCCGGTTGCGCGTTATGACCTCTGGCAACTGATCCGCGCCGAGCAGCTGCGTCTGCTGCCCAGCGTTGAGGTATGCCGCGCCCTGATGACCAGCCGCGAAGTCGAGCGGACTGTCGGCGCTGATATGTGCATCAGCTTCAAGCACGTCGATGCCGAGCGTTCGATGCAGTACGACCTGCGCGGCCTCGATGGCATCACCGTCAAGTCCAAGGTCAGTGTGCGTGCCCTGGTGTATGGCGACTGCGCCATTCAGATCGAAGCACCGCGCTATGACGGCGAGATGCTGACCTACCGCGTCGAGCCGATCCGTGGTTACGACCAGTTTGGCCAGCGCCTGGATGCGGCGGTACCGGGCCAGGAATACAAGTCCCTGCCAGAAACCGCCATCGAGAAAGCAGCCAAGGTTATGGACGAACTGGCCTACCCGGACCAGAACGCCAAGCAGGCGCGCTCGAAGCAGGTCACCCCGTTCGGCGGCTCGCTGGATGCGCACAGTCACCTCAAGCAGATCGAGCACCCGGCTTACCTGCAGCGCCAGGGCACCACCATCGAAACGCCAGAACACCTGCGTACCGATGCGCCAAAGCTCTCGGCCATGCAGGCGATGCTGCGTATCGCCGAAGCCATCGGTCGCAACCTCACCGCCCAGGAGAACACCTGGCTACGTAACACCTTTAAGGAAGGCGTGCCTGAAGACCAGGTCAGCGCCTTGATCGAACAGTTCACTCGGCCGGCAGCGGTTGCCCCGGCCACTAACACTGGGGGCCTGCGGGCCGTATAGGAGCACGTCATGCAGATGATGAAGTTGAAGCGCGTTATGTGGCGCCTCGGGGTCTCCCAGCGGGAGATGGCCGAGGCCATTGAGAAGGCAGATGGCCAATGCATCAGCCAATCAACCATGGCCCAACTGGTCAATCACGACCTGTGGCCAAAAACCATGGAGAGAACAGCTCTGGAGCGAAAGATCACTTCGCTGCTGTTCTCACGCGGAGCAAATGACGACGACATCAAGGATCTGTTCGTCATGGAAGAAGCCGATGCGGCACAAGTCTTGGCGGGCCGCACCGCATCGGCAGCACTCAACAATGCCAACAGCAAAGAGAGCGACTACATGCTACTACGAAAAAACACGCTGACCCGTCAGGCCAAGGAACACTTCCGACTGCCTTGCGACCCGTTCACGGACGAGATGCAGAGCGAGGAGGATGTATTCCTCTCTGACGATATTCGCTACGTGCGCCAGGCCATCCGCCAAACGGCCAAGCATGGCGGCATGCTCGCGGTGGTTGGCGAGTCCGGCTCGGGCAAAAGTACCCTGCGCCAGGATCTGGCCGAGTGGGTGATCACCAACCACGAACCGATCACCCTGATCGAGCCCTACGTGCTGGGCAGCTCAGACGACAACGTCAAGGGAAAGACGCTCAAGTCCCTGGATATCACTGCCGCGATCATTCGCTGCATCGACCCGAGCGTAAAGCCGAGGCGCTCCTTTGAAGACCGTTCGCGGCAGATGCACGAACTGTTGCTGGCCAGCGCCCAGGCCGGACGCAAGCACGTGATCATTATTGAAGAAGCCCACGACCTACCCATCGTCACGCTGAAACACCTCAAACGCTTCTACGAACTGCAGGCCGGTTTCAAGAAACTGCTGTCGATCATCTTGATCGGCCAGACCGAGCTGGGCGACAAGCTGAGCGAGTACAACCCTGCAGTGCGCGAGGTGGTGCAGCGCTGCGAGCTGGTACGCCTCAAGCCGCTCGACAACCACATCGAGGCGTACCTCAAACACAAGTTTGCCCGCGCCTCGGTGGACTCTGACGCGATCTTCGAGCCATCGGCCTTTGAGGAAATCCGCAATCGCCTGCGCATGAGCCAGAGCGGTGGGCGCGGTGCTGCGCGCGAGGTGAAGACCGTGTCGCTGTGCTACCCGCTGGCGGTGAACAACCTGGTCTCCGGCGCAATGAACCTGGCGCTGAAACTCCATGAAACCAAGGTTACCGGCGAGCTGGTCGTGGCCTCCCTGCGCTCAGATGAGGTGTGAACATGATGAACCATCCTTTCACAGGCCTTACGCCTCAGAGTGAGTATCGGGGGGCACACAGCATCCCCTCAAAGGAGATGGATCAACTCACTGCACCAACAGTGTTGACGCCGAGTTTTGCTTCGCAGCTCAAAGCATTCAATGGCCTTGTGCGCGACATGCGTGAAGCGGAGATGCGCATCGAGGCTCTGGCGCTTCTGGATAACAAGATTTTCATCCACGCCGACAGCGTGGAAACCATGGCCCGCCGTTTTGCCCATGAAGTACGTGCACAACGCTCACGGGCTGGCGATCACAAAGTGCGGAACGTGGTGACGATCCGCCAAATCGACGTGGTTTGGTTTACGCCGCTGAAGGAGCAGGACAAGTGAGCAGTCCCAGCGCAATGGCTGAACTTCTGAAATGCCGCCGCTGCCGCTGGGTTGGTGCCCATGCGGAGCTGCGTCAACGCCCCCACCCGAAAGAACATTGGCGCTCCGACAACGTCTGCCCGCGTTGCGCCTGCAAAACCTTCACTCCAGTCGAGGAGCCGAAACATGGCTAACACCAACCAAACGCCGGTACCGGCCGGCTATGTGCGTAACGGTGCCGGGCACTTGGTGCCGGAGCACCAGGTGCGTGAGCACGACAAACTGCGTGACCAGGTTGCACTGGAACTCTCGGGAATGGCCCTGAGCATCAATACGCTGCTGGTCGATTTCAAGAAGAAAGCCTTGGCCGATATCGACGATCTGATCGCTATCTCGCATGAGCGCTACGGCGTGACCATCGGTGGCAAGAAGGGCAATGCATCGATCACCACCTATGACGGTCGCTTTAAGGTCGAACGGCAGATGGCCGAGCGCCTGACCTTCACCGAGGAGATCCTCGCTGCCAAGGAGCTGATCGACCGCTGCATCCGCAAATGGAGCGAGGGTGCCGATCAGCATCTGCGGGTGCTGGTTGATCGTGCATTCCGTGCCAACAAACAGGGCCAGATCAAAACCGGCGACGTGCTCAGCCTGCTGCGTATCGAGATCGACGATCCCGACTGGAAGCTCGCTATGGAGGCCCTGAAGGACTCCATCCAGGTCAACGGTACCGCCATCTACATCCGCGTCTACCAACGTGTCGGGGACACCGAACGTTACGACCCCATCAACCTCAACATCGCGGCGGTGTGACATGGATCAGGATCGCATTCTCGCGAAGATCAAGAAATGCATGGAGATGGCGAAGTCGAAGACCGCCAATCCCAATGAAGCAGAGATCGCCCTGCGTCAGGCACACAAGCTGATGGAGGCCTACAACCTGGAGCTGGGCGACGTGCTGGCCAGCATGGCCGGTGAGGTGCAGATCGCCGCAGGCTCCGAAGGTCAACCTCCAACCTGGCGCTGCCGCCTGGCCCAGGTATGTGCTCACGCGTTTGGCACACGCATGATCATCACCACCGATTGGCTCATTGGTGGCGGGTTTATTTTCGTAGGTTGCGCCGCCGCCCCCGAGCTGACTGGCTATGCCTATGAAGTGTTGGAGCGCCAGCTGCAGAAGGCACGTCGTGAGTTTCTGGCTCCGATGAAGCGCTGCAAGCGCTCAACCAAAGTGGCGCGCGGCGATCACTTCGCCAACGGGTGGATCGATGCGGTGTACCACAAGGTGGATGAGTTCGCGGGCGTAGAGGACAACATCGCAGAAGCGATTGAGGCCTACATGGCCAAGCATCACCCGAAGCTTGGCAAGGCCGAACTCAAGCGCCGCAAACTCAAAGCCCGCGACAAAGGTGCTGCCGCAGCTGGCTACCAAGCTGGCAAGTCCGCTCAGTTGCACCAGGCCATCAACCACCAGCCTCGCGCGCTGCTGACTCAGGGGGTGTGACTATGAAAGCTGCGCCTTCCAACCCGAACCGGACTCGCCTGATCAAGCTGATCCACGTTGCTCGCCGCGAGCTGCGCATGGATGACGAGACTTACCGCCTGATGCTGGCCGGGATGAAGGGCTTGGGCGGCGCGACGTCCACTGCAGATCTGAGCGTTCCAAACCTGCTGCGGGTTTTGGAACAGCTCAAGCAGAAGGGGTTCAAGGTTCGTCCAAACAAGAAAGCCAAGCGGCCACTGGCCGACGACGAGCAGTCGAAGAAGATCCGCGCGCTCTGGCTGACGCTGCATGACATGGGCGCTGTCCGTGACCCGTCCGAGGAAGCCTTGGCCAAGTATGTTCTGCGCATGACGAAGGTGGCGGCATTGCAGTGGCTTAACGCCGCTCAGGCCAGCCAAGTTAAACAGTGGATGGGGAGAGTCCAACAATGAGCACAATGCGCGGTACCGACCTGCTGAGCGAAGCGGTCGATCCTATTGCGAAAGCGCTGCAGGAGAGCCTGGGGGTAAGCGCCGAGCTGGCAGAGGCGGCGAGCGTCGAGGTCACCATGCTCTTCGCCCACCTGTGGGGAGGTCAGGTTGTCTACATCCCTAAAGGGGTCAGCATCCAAGCCTCTAAGCTGCACCAGCAGATCTTCGACGACTGGTCTGGCCGTAACCACCATGAGGTGGCCACCAAGCACGGCGTATCGGTTCAGTACGTCTACCGGGTGGTCAAACGTATGCGGGCTTTGATCATCGCCCGCGACCAGCACGACTTGTTCGCGCCACCACCCGATCCTGAAATTGATTGA